CATTCCCGCCGCGTTATCAAACCAGCCGTTAACTGTTAGGGTTGAATCGCCTAGCCCAATAATTCGCTCCGTTGCCGATTTCGATAATGGCGTGACATCCAATAACGTCTGAGTGCTTCCAATACCTGAAAGCGCGTTGACGTCAGTGTTTAGGTCGTAGCCGTTTGCGTAAATTCTTACGCCGAGTCCACTAGTTTTCGCCATCTAAATCTCCGTTCTCATCTACTTCAGCAATCAAGCCGTCTTTGATTAGTTGCTTAATCGTGGTGGCTTTGATGTCTTTGAAGTCGTAATTTTTACCCGCTTCGTAATCTGTATCACCCACACTAATTCCAACGATGGCGCGGTACTTACCCACATCGATGAATTGCCCGTTGTCGCTTCGTCTTTTGGTCATGGAACTATGCTCATTTCTCCATAGATTTCAACTTCAAATCCAATGGTTATTGTTCGGTAGACATTGCCGCCTATTTCTTCAAATTCAATTGACGCTTCGGTTGGGCTTGAGTCTGTACAGTTGCCAGACAGATTCGCGTCACCCCGTAGCGCCGTTTTAATATTTACAATCGCGTCCCATACTTCGGCTTCAATTGTTTCTCGAACGTCTGGTGATTCGACCATTCGCCAGTAACAACGGATCGTAAATGTAGCGACTGTAGAAGCGTCTCCAAGTGTGGTGAATAGTTCGCTGTGATCTTCTAGCCAAAACGCCGCTACAGGCGTTGTAGGGATGCTTAAAGGTTCTCCTTGATACACCGCAGCAAATGTTGGAGAGCTTACGCCACCAATGAGCGAATCAATCGTTGAAAGGACTCCTGAACGGCTCATGTGTTTGCCTTCACAATTCCAACGCCAAGAATCTTTGCAATCTTTTTCTGCTTGCTAAATTTAGACATTGTTTTTCTGAACATGTGATAACCCTTGAAACTGGTCATCGTGCCCCAGCGTGGATGACGTCCACCTTCTTCAATCCATCTGGTGTACGGCACATTCTGACTTGGATGGCCGCGTGAAGTGTCCACAATCAATTCCGATTTGCCATTTTTAAAAAATTTTGACTCGCGCCATGTGACTGACTTTCTTAGGTTGCCTGTGATGTAGCCGTGATTTGGATATAACTGACGCTGCACATCTTTTACCATCGAGTCGCCTGTTTTTTTCATGGCTGCCCGTGTACCCTTTTTCGTGTTTTGCGGGTTGTTTTTCAACGGCCCTTCTAACGTCACTTTGAGCGTTGGTACATTCGATGGATTGGAGGCTAATCTGCGTGACATTAAAACACCACCCCCGCGTTTGCAGTGTGAGCGCGGTAACGTGCTAATTCTTTTAACGTGTTCTTGGCTTCGTTAGCAGGAAACGCCAACGCAACATCCCCAGAGCCAAACGCATCTTGAACGCCCATGTCTCGGTTTCGATATTCGATCCGCGCAAGGTCAAGACACACTTGCATTACGTCATCTGGATAGGTGTACGCCACAACATCCACGCCAGTAAGATGAGTGGCCGCCGTTGTGCCGTGGACACCTCGAACGACGGTGAGAACATTTGTAGCGATTGATTCCACATACATCTGCTCGGTGCCAATTAAAATTGTGTTGCCTTCTGATAACGTCGCCCCTGAAGTTACCGTGACTGATGTGGCACTGGTGCTAGTGATAGCTCCGTTCAATGTAGTGGCCGATGAGGTTGTATTTTGCCAACCGAACGTCCCGACGATCTCAAGAGTCTGTTGGCCGCCATAAAATTGCTTGGCTGTATCTTCATTGAGTTTTAATTCATATTTCGGGCTGCTGTTGTACGGCATCAAAAAATAATCATTCGTTGCGCCTGATGTAAGTGTTTCGTTATCAGTTCGCGCGGTTTGCTTGTAGGCTGTAACCGACGTTAACGCAGTAGTCCAAGAGCCTAACGGAATAATATTCACCACAGTCGATTGAGGCGCAAGCGAATTAATCGGCAGCGTCAATCGTGGGTCGTTGCGTAAGTAGCTACCTTTGCCAATATCCCAAACACGAGTTTCAATGTATGGACCCCAAGTGTTAAGGCCATCGCCGCCAATATAATCATCCATCCGACGGCTGGCAGTTTGCAACATGCGACGAAGCACCACAGTATCCGCCGTCCAGTTAGACGAGTACGAAGTGCCCGCGAGATAATCCCGCAAGTTAGCGACATTGGCGTATGTGTGGTAAATCGTCGGCATTGTTACCTACTTATTTTCATCGGCTGTACTGGCATCCTTTTTGGATTTTGCCTTAGCTGCTTTTAATACTTCAAACGCGTAGGCATAATCATCGATAATGGCTTGTGCTACGTCGTACTCTTGTCCGACATCAAAAGCAACTTGGCTGCCTTCGACTGCTACGGGTTCGATACATCTAACCTTTGGCATAATTTTCTCCCTTTATGTTGGGGCAGGACTGAGGGTATACTTTCTCAGCCCCACCCCGATTACTCAAAACGCTTAGGCCATTTTGAGGATTTTGAACGCAGTTGGAAGAATGACCTCTTGGTCATTTCTTTCCTGAGCTAAGAATCCTACCTGACCTGTGCCAGCGTACAATTCGTTCAATCTGCGGACTGTTCTACCTTCACGTCGAACTAGAGCAAATTGGTTCCAGTCTCCAAGAATGGCAACTTCATTTCCAGTGGCTAACGTAGTAGCTAGGTTAGAAGTGTTGTCATTGTTGATAACTGGCTTGCCCATCAAATTGGAATATGGGTCTTGCGCGAGATCTTGAATACCTCTTGCACCCGATCCCGTTATTTGAATTCCAGCAATGTCGGAACTGATTGATGATGGCATGACCCATCGGCAGTTAGCACCTCTGTGCTGTGCTGGAACAGCGGCGTATATGTCGAGCAAGTCTTGAGCCACTAAAGCTGCGGCAGCAGCAGCAGTAACGTCAGCAGCAGTCGAAGCCAAAACCACGTTAGTGATCAGTACGTCGATGTTCTGACCGAACGCTGTATCAAATAGCTCAGATACAATCTGTGGCATATTCGAAGCAGAGTCAGCAAGCAACTCGTCAGTCACACGGGCGAGCACACCATACTTGATGATGTTGAAGGCTACGCCTGTGAAAGTCGGAGTCTGTTCTGCACCCGTGATGGCGCCCGACTCAGCAATTACCGAAACAGAAACACCGCCCACAGTTGGGATGGTTCCTGAATCTGTACCTACTGTGAACAGCCGACAGTTTGGAGCAATCTGATTTCCAAATGCACCACTGTTGATGACCGTGTCTGGCTCGGTGTAACTTGGCACCGTAAACCCACCGTCAGCGTTCGTGGTCTCGTTCAGAATTTTGACGTAATCAGCTGGAGCCGATTTCTCAAAAGCTGCGTCTGAACTAGATCGCATCCATACTTCAAAGGCTTTCTTGTAAAGCTGTTCTTCATCTTTAAGATTTGAACCCATGTGCTGTCGAACCCATACAGGCTGCGAAGCGGCTGGCAATTCTTTTAACCAACCTGATGGCTTAAAGTTTGCGTTGATACCAGAGTTACCAACAGAACCATCGGACCGAACATCATTCACGGCCCATGCTTTCTGATCTTCCACACTGACTGGCAACACGTTTACAGGCATATCGATACGAGCTTTTAGATCTTCGAACCCGCGTAGGGCTTTTGTCTCTGACTCAGCTTCGTCCATAAGACCAGCAGCTTTTTCAATAAGCTCATTGGCCTCGTTCGTCTTACCTTCTTCAATTAGTTTCTCTACGTCACTGTGTAATCCAGTAGCGTAAGAAATCTTCTCACTTGCGTTCATTTCTGAACCCTTTCACTATTCACTTCTATTTAGTAAACGGAATCCAAGTTGCCGTGCTCGTAGCTCGGTTAGCTTGGCTTGTACTTGTTGACGCTGTTCATCTGTCGATGGCACAAATGATTCCGTCACTAGAACCACATCGTCATCGGCAGCGAGATCGTCATCATGATCCGTTACTTCTTTAATTGAGGCAGCTTCATCTTCATAGTTGCGCCGCCGCCGTCTGCGCCCCATTTCTTCTTCAGCACTTTCCGCTCCAAGTAGTTCTGGCGCGTCAATGCCCGCTTCGTCTAGATGTCGCCGCAAGTGTCGGTAGACTCCTGCGCGATCTGATTCTGGTATATCGGTTCCACCCCGCGCTCCGTTCAGAGCTGCGATGCCTGCGCGACATGCTCTAATATTTGCATCTCCAACTCCGCCATCCCAAACATGATGAGGGAACTTGTATGAGCTTTTTGATGTGGGGTTTTCGTCTGCGTCCACGTAGGCAAACATTTGCCTGAGAGTTGTGCGGCTTGCGTCGGTGGGAATAGCCGCAACAGTTCGTGGACCGTTCCAAGCTGAATCTGTTGTTGCGGTTGCTCGGTATGGGATAGCAGCTTTGTCATCTTTTGCGCTGATGGTTGTGGTGTTCGGAGATGCGCCACGAATAACGGATGAGACTTCTACCCAGTCAACGTCCTTGATTAATCGAACGGCGTTGCTGCCTTGTTGAATAAGTTCGGCTCCGCCGTCAGGAATATTAAACCCGACCGACCATTGATCCACATAACCGCCCGACACATTTGAAAATGCTTCGCGGCCTATTTGTGTATCAAGGTTGAATTGGATTCTGTTATACAGTCTGGCAGTGCCATCACCCGCTTGAACTGAATGAGCGTTTAATACTTTGCCGATAATCTTGCTTGAGTCGTGACCTGCCAACACACTGACAGGCATGTTCATTAAAATAGAATTGTCGAATGCACTTGGATCTATAACATCGCCGTCAGCGTCAATCTCACCCATTGAGTTTACGAACGCTTCAACAATGCCTTCGGCAGAATCTAAAACCTTAACCTCAGTCAGTGTGTGTGTTTTATTCTCCACTTGATACTCCTACTTCAATGATTTTGTTATGTTCGATAATTGCGCCTAGCTCGTTTACTCCGTCAGGTATGAAATCGGGTTCACCGATATACCAAGTCAACCGCCCGTTTGGATGGTCGATAATGTCGTAGGGTTGATCGCGCTCGACGCTGTACCACTGCAAATGACGTTGAATACACGTCCGCCCGAACTTGTCGCCCGCTGGCACATACTTGTCATCTCCACCGTCAGGGTCGTACGCCTGAACCCATTGCGTTCCCGATTCTTCAGCGTAGGCAATAGTCCCGCCGTTTTGAGCTTTCGCCATTTCGGTTCGTGCTATTGCTGCGGTTCTGTTCTTGTAGGTTTCTCGTGTGATTTGTCGAACGCCTTTAAAGCCATCATCAGCCACACCGTTCGCAAGCTGCGCAGTAGTGTACCCACGTTCTTGCGCTGTCATAATTGCTTCGCGTAATCGCTTCTGGGTATAACCAACAATTTCTCTGGCACTTGCGGATGGCTTTGCCATGACTCGCTCTATGCCCATAGTTTTTGGATTAAACTTCAGCGGGCCTGTCGCACTGCGTTGGAACGCTCGCGCATCATTTAATTCTTTGAATGTTTTTTTAATCATTCGTTCATAGGATGGGCGAAGTGTATTAGCTAAATCCTGCGTGGCTCCAGCTGGTAATAATTCACCCGCTAGTCCTGCCGCCTCTAGCCCTGATGGGAGTTTCAAAACCAGCGTGTCAGAGTCAGTCGCTAAATAACGACCGAGCACCCCGTCAGTTCTGTTCACCATGTTCTTGAAGAATCGTTCTAGCTTTGGTTCGAGCGCCTCTGCTTCTTCGATTCGTAGCTCAAGCATTCGGTCGTTCTGCTGCCGCATGTAGGTTGGTAAATCAACATCAGCGTCAGGGATTGAAGTCGTGTCTGGATCTAATATGCGCGGCACTTCCTTCAACGCAACCAACGGCCCTTCGGCTAGTTGTTGAGTTGGTTCTGGTAATGTGGTTGGCACAACCTGATCGGCATCCAGTTCAAGAATGTTTAGCGGCATACGTCGAATCTCTCCGCCGTCTAGCGGATCAAGCCCCAGCGCCTCACGCGCTTCGTTCAAGCTAATGAGTCCTGCGTCCCATTGTTTTGTTGTTCTGTCGGTGAGTGCGTTCATATCTTCAGTTAGCGCCTGCACGTCATTGAAGTCTGCTTCGATGTAACCCGCGTTTGGGAATTCGTACCCGAGGCAGTGGTTCAGAAAACGCACGATCCGATTAGCAAGTGGAATCATGGTTTCATAAAAGAACGACTGGCGAGCCTCTCGATAGTTTGAATACGTTGCTCTATCAAGTCCAACAACACTACCAATGAGGATTGGAGGTATTCCGAATGCCATACAAATACGGCTTTCAGTAGTGTCTCGGAGTTCTGGGAACGCCATGTCAGATAAGCTCTCACCCAGTCGTTCATAAGTTGCATCTTCATCAAGCACGGCCAACTTATGCATGTTGCCGCCACCAAATGAAGAACGCCAGCGAGATCGGATGCGTTCGGCATCGTCGGGAGTTTGTAAACGCCGCTTCACTTTCAAAAGGCCAGACGGCGTACCGCTGTTTTGAAAGAAGAATTTTGCGTATTGGATTTGTGCTAAGTCCAGATTAATAATTGACGCGATTGGTTGTAGCGGGCTGAGGCCGTACAAATCAGATGTCATTGAGGGAAATTTAAGTTGGCTGACATCGTCAGGATTTAAGGCATAACGCACACTGTCAATTTCATATTCATAATTCAAGCGACCGTCGCTTGCATTGATTTTAATTTTTACGCGGTCGGATCGGAGTAACTTAATGCCGATGACTTTGTTTGCACCGTTGCGGATTTTGTAGATGTAAGCGTTGCCAGAAACATACAGGTTGATAACTAACTCGTCTATAAACTGGTAGAAGTCTTGCTGATCATTCGGGCGTTCAAGAATCTGAACGATAGGATTAGTAATGGGCGCTTCGACGGGTTGTTCATTTGTTGGAAGCAACACGCGGTAGGCAGGTTCGGCTGCCGCTGTTGATAATTCTCGGAGGCAAGCGTATACAAGCGAATCGCTATTCATCGCCTCGTGTGCAAATTCTTTTACATCGAGTGGTTGCGATTCAAAGAAATCCCGACCGAAACCAAATGGCATCGTCTGGGCTTCGTAGGTTGGTTCTTTGGTTTCTTCTGAATTACCGAACGGCCAGAGTTTTGGCATAGTCATCCATTCAGCAGTTAGCGCACGTCTGCTTCAGGCGACTAGAAATAATCTGACATTTTTTTGTTAGACTGTCAACTCTTACAGGTTGACACCTTGTCACAATAATAGTATAGTAACTACATTGAGTTAGTTGAAAAGGAGAAAAACAAAATGACAAACTTAACAAACGAAGAAAAGACGAGAGAAGCTAAGAGCCTGTTGCGGGAGAAATTTCCAGAAATTTTCTGGAAGCTCCATGTAGCAGATTCACAACATGAATCCCGTGAAGCACTGATGGAAGATGGAAACCGCCACCCAAGTTCTCACCCAAGGTTTTCAAAAGGTCAAGAAAAAATCTTGCGGAAAATCGAAACTGGAACTTGGACAGGTTCGGATGAGGTTCGATATTGCCAGCGCACCAATTACAACGGTGACTACGCCCGTAATTATTGGATCACGGTCGGTGGATTATTAACTGAATTCGGTGCTGACCTGAAAGAAGATTTGGAGCAAGCTAAGGACTTGGGATTAGAACTAAAAGCAGCGAAAAGTCGGATGGATGGGCACGAGCATTTCTTTGGGACCGAAAAATGTGGATGCACAGAATTTGAGGCAGCACTAATTCGTTTCGGCCAACAATGGGTCATAGAAATTGAGAAAAAATTATTTATTGCTGAGACTGAAATTGAAGCCGCCCGAACTCGGTTGACTGCGGCAAGAAAATTAGCCAAGCGGCTCGATGCGCTGGAAAGAACTAATACCAGCATTTTGGGCAGCTGGGCCGCCAGAGCACTTCGTGCCCAAAGCGAACAACCCACTGAAGATGCTTTTGAATTGCATCACATGAATGCAGAGGTGAGCTAGATGGCAATATTTATACTTGCCCCCATAATCTTGGGGGCCGTAATTTGTTTAGCGGCGCAGTTTATTTCGGGTGAGCTGGAGGCTCCTGATGACGACCGAACTGAGTAGGCGACTTTCTGAAGTTCTATTTGAATTGGATTCTGAACATTGGGACGATCCTGAAGCGCACCGACATTGGAGAAGAACTCCATTTGTTTTTAAAACGCTGGAGTGGAAATTTTTAAGTAAGGAGGAGCAAGAAAAACTAAAACCGATTGAGACTGTAGATCTTGAACAGCTTGTCAGAGATTGTAATATCTGCATGGCATGGTTGAGTGACCGTTTGAACTCGTGGGAAATTTATGACTATGCGATTTCAATGACTGGCGTTCATGTAAATGATGGACATAAGTAAGGAGATAAAGATGGATAAAAAAATGTGCCCGATTTGTGGCGACGTGTTGAGGGGTGAAATTCACAACGCTCGACCAGTCGTAGATGGATTTTGTTGCGGCGCTTGTAATATATCGGTAGTGATTCCGACGCGATTGCTGACCGCAAGACAAGGAGAAAATAAAAATGATTGATATTGATGTATTGCTTAAAACGCAATTAGATGTTGGAGATGAGCCAGAGCATATTTCTAACCCGTTCTCAGGTGAAACAATTTTGCTTACACCTGAAGAAGTGGCCGTGCACGATCTGATTAAAGGATCGGAATTCTTGCGCGATTACGAAACAGTTCAAGCGGGCTGTGACTGGTTCCGAGAAAACAATTCAAAAGCCTACATGGTGTTATTAGATTAGGAGAAAAATATGCCAGAGCCAAAAGTGCAATTTAAGCAACTGACTATTTATTACATAGCATTAGATGAAAAAGATAACGACATAAACACTCAACTCGATTGGGTGGTGTCGCAATCTGACCAGACTTCATTACGGGTTGCGGACTATGAAATTACAGATTGGAGACAAGCCAAAAAAAAGCCAAAGCCCAGAACAATAATTGTTCAGCAAGCTCCTGAAGTGGCAGCTGCAATGACGCAAGAATTAAAGCCGCTTTTGAATCTGACCGAAACTGCGAAGTTGCTTGGATGCGCTCGCGGCACAATTTACAAGTTACATAACGAGGGTATTTTGAAAGCGACTCGCCCGCAGGGGATGAGAGCTTATTTAGTCGAGCGGTCTGAGATTGAAAGATTGCTGCGCGAGGGGTACGAACGATGATGGATCGGAAAGTCAAGAACCGCTTGCAAATAGCAGTTCATAAAATTGAAACGATTCCTGAACTGCTCGATCTTAAAAATAAGATTTGGGCCGACGGGCGTTACAAAGCCGACCTTGCTGAAATCCAATTCGTTCTGGCTGAGCGCCAACTGTTTATTGAGAATCGTGATTACTATGGTGTTGACAACGTGTCACAATAGGCGTATACTGAAGGTATAAGAAATTGAGTTAGCGAAAGGAAAAACAAAATGACTAACGTAAAAATAGAGACCGAGACAAACTTCTACGATCAGGAGTGGAACGCAATTGATCAGGCTGGAATGATGAATGGGATTGTAGTGGAAAACACTACCATCACTCACCCAATCAGCCGCGACCAAGTTGACATCGAGGTTATTTACAACGAGGGCGGCGAGAACTACACAATTGCAGGCACACGCATCAAGGGAAAAATGACAACCCATACGTTTGATTTTCACCTTTCACCTCAGAAATTTCAGGCATGGGTTTTGGAGTTAAAGCAAATTTTGGAGAATCAGCGGGAGGTTTACAAGGTAGCAATTTAAGATTATTGAAGCCATGAGGCGGATTGATTTTCGAATCGACCCGCCCGATGGTTCCAACAATTGGAATCAAGAGTTAGCGAATGGAGAAATAGAAAACTCATGAATAATAAACATAAAGAAGAACCAATGATTTGCGAATCTTGTGACAAGGAATACTACGAGGATATTATAAATATCAACGAGGGTCGGATTCTTTGTACAGAATGTTTCGAGGCCGAAACCCGTGGACTGAGCATAATAGTGGATGGAGACTACGGTGAATAATACTGATGAACGAGTGATTGATGAAATGCCAGCCAGTCGATACATGACAAAGACAAAAGAAAATTACAAGACCGCGATGGAACTTTTAGAAGTGGCTTTTAATGAGCTAGATTCTTTAGAATATGCAGACCTTATGGAAGATTGGACTTTGAATATCCGTGACTGGCGGAACCGCCCGCTGGCATCTTGGCAGGAAATCGAAATGCTAGTTGGAGAACTAGAGGGACTCGGAGTAGAGCGATCTATTCTGGGCGAAGTGTTTGGAATCGAAACAAATTCAGAGCGGTGGCTGTTCGACTAACCCCGCTACAATAAAAAAGAATGCCGCTGAGAATCTGGAAACTCGGCGGTATTTTTTTGTTTAACTTTTAAGCGTCTTTTTCCCGCCGAAATATTTGACCCCGTGCCCTTGCTCCACCAGCGCATCGTTTAGGTTTACTCCGTCGCAGATGAGTTCACCGAGAATGCGCCCGTACTTTCCACGCTCATGGCTGATAAGAATTATCTGCTCTGCGTTCTCGCACATCTGCTTTGTGAAATCTTTCGCCAGCAATCCTTTGGCTTTGACTTCTAGATCGCGGGTTCGGCTTTCCCAAGTGTCCAGACCATACAATCTAATGCGCTGCTTCGTTAGCCTGATATCAAAACCGAGATCAATAATAACGTCAACAGTATCCCCGTCCACAACCCGATCAAGAAATACTTTGTATTCATACATGTTCTTCTCCTACTTAATATTTATTGTAAAGACTTCTACGCAATCCAAGTTGCGTTGCCTTCTTCGGATTATTTCCAATCCAGTCATGGCACCGTCGGCAGACGGCAATACAATTTTCTTCATCGAGAATCGAGCCGCCCTGACTTCTGGCGAGCAGTTCATGAACATCGACCGACCGCCCCTGACAGGTAACCAGAATATTGGCTTGGCATTTCGGAAAGCGCCTGAGCATTTCAATTACAAAATCTCTGCGCCCGCCTGTCTTTGAATACAGCTTTTCTCGCTTTTTAGATCTGCGACGCAGGGGTGAACGCTTCATGGTTTTTTCGGTCTGCCCCCGCGACTACTAACCGCCCACATAGAACGCTTTTTTGGTCGCCCCATCGGAACATCGGGTGCGGGGGTAATCTCATATTCTTTTTTGATTCCACAATGACGGCAGGTTTTAATAAGTTGCTCAGTTCCCTGTCGTGGGAGAATCCAGTAATGGATGCAATCGTTCATCGGCACTGCTCGCAAACCTTAACCATGCGATACCCTGCTTCAACTTCGAGTCTGGCTATTCGTATTTTTAGTTTTGAGATTTGTTGCTGGCAAAACCAACAAAGAAAAGTTGCGCTCATTTAATTATTAAAGCACAACGGCACCAGCGTGTCGCGGTATCTTCGCCAGCGTGATGCTCTTCAATCGTAAGTTTGTTACGTTCCCAGATTTCTTATACGTTTTTGCTAATTCAGGAAACCGTGAAGCGATGTCGATTAATGCCCGCGTGTGGTCGTTAGCGCGGTCAGTGATTCCATACGTTTGCAACTCAGAGTCGATTCCACCTTTGGCAAAGTTCGCGGTAGACCATCCGAGATATTCAAGGCGCACAACTTTACCGTACATAAGAAATGAACGCAGCGATGTTTCGAAATCTTCGCCCGACGATTGCTGCGGCCTTCGCCCCAGAAAAACAGGATCGCCTGCGTACGACCCAAACATGCCAGCCCCGATGTAACGCAATCCTACAACGGTATAATCTTTCATAAAGAATCCATTCTCTGTTGGGTGAATTCCCCAGAGCTTACCCGCTGCTGCTTCACAATGAGCGAATCCTTCCTGAGCCAAGTCAGTGATGGTTCCGAGATATGGTTGGGTTGATTTCCCCCGCTTCTCTATGAATCCTTTCATGTCATCGTCGATACTCAGAATGCGTGTGCCTTCTGCATAATGAGCGTTGATAAATCTCCGAGCCTTGAAGATGCCCAGCTCAGCAACGACCGTTCGCCAATCCCCGTTGAACTGTTGGTCATAGATTTCCTTTTCAGCTTCGTCAGCTACAAAGACTGTTACCCGATCCGCGTCCACGCCCATCTCCCGAAGTGTCGCCAATGTTTTTGTCTGGCATACTTCGGCTCGGTCGTAAGACGGAATCGCAATCTGATAATCAATCACGGCGAGTTACCCGATTCTTCAGATGACAACGCGGGCATGTAATGACCGTTCCAATTGGCGCTGACTCAGCAAGTAGCTTATGGCAATAATTACACCTGAGCACGATAGGTAACCTCACTCACCAAATCCCGAAACTAGTAGGAGTGTCTTTGAACGAACGAACAGCCAGAGCCAACGCACATACGCAATCGTCATGTAACCCGCTCGGCGCTGAATACTTCACGCCACCCACAGCCGAATACACATACTCGAATGCTTCCAGCTCGAATTTAATT